GCTGCCACTTGCACAGTTCATCACGCTGTTGATGCGTGAGTTGAACATGGCTGATGCACCAACGCCAGTGCAGCTGCAGATCCTGGACTACCTGGAGAAGGGTCCGAAGCGTCGGGTGACTGCTGCATTCCGTGGTTGCGGTAAGTCAACCCTCAGTGCGATGTACCTGTTGTGGAAGCTGTATCACGATCCTGATGAGAAGTGCTTGATCATCAGTGCCTCGATGTCCAGGTCGGAGGCCATGACCGCCTGGATGTTGCAGACGATCTCCCGGGTGCCGTGGTTGAGGCACATGACACCCGACAGCCACGACGGCAGGTACAGCCGGATCAACTTCGACGTTGGCACCTGCCGCCACATTGAGCAGAGCCCGAGTGTCCGCGCTGCGGGAATCACGGGGCAGATCACCGGCAGCCGCGCCAGCACGATCCTGGTGGACGACTGCGAGACACCGCAGACCTGCTTGACCCAGGTGCAACGGGAGAAGCTGCGGAACAGCCTGAACGAGCTGGAAGCGATCTTGAAGCCAGGCGACGGCCCGGAGATCGTGTACCTGGGGACGCCGCATAGCAGCACCGACTCGATCTACTTCGCGTTGAAGCGGGAGCTGTCCTACGACATGCGGATGTGGCCGGCCAGGGTGCCGGCAGATCCAACCCCCTACATGGGGACACTGGCACCGTTGATCAGTCAGCGGGTTGGCAACGCCAATGGCCGACCCACGGACACCCGCTTCAGCAATGAGGAGCTGCTGCAACGGGAGATGTCAATGTCCCCCATGCAATGGAAGCTGCAGTTCCTCCTGGATGCAACCCTCTCTGACATTGAGAGGTATCCGTTGCGTTGTGGTGATCTGATGGTGATGACATTGGATCAACACCTGCCTGAGGTTGTCACATACGACAAGGCGAAACATCTGGCGTTGGATGATCTGCCATGTGTTGGCATGGCGCACGACCCGCGTTTCTACCGGCCGGCGCAGGTCGATGGCACGATTGCAGTGGAGGAGGTGCCCACGGTCATGGCCCTGGACCCATCCGGGGGTGGGGCTGACGAGTTTGCCTGGGCCGTTGTGAAGGCGTGGGGTGGCAACTACTTCCTGATGGAGTCCGGTGGAGCTCTGGGGGGCGTTGGCGAGAGCTTGTGGCAGAAGCTGGCCAGCCTCGCGAAGAAGCATCGGGTGAACGAGATCCTGGTGGAGACGAACTTTGGTGGCCTGGAGGTCTACTCCCAGTTGCTAAAACCCTTCCTCGTGAAGGCTGGTGCGGAATGCCGGGTGGAGCCGATCCGGTCAAACCAGCGGAAGGAGCTGCGGATCATCGACACCCTGGCGCCGGTGATGCAGACGCACCGGATGGTGGTGGATCGGCGTGTTGTTGAGGCTGACGGGGAGATGCTGAAGGCCGCGGCCGACGACCGATCAGCGAGCTACAGCGTCTTCTACCAGCTGACCCGGTTGACGCATGACCGCGGCAGCCTGCTGCACGATGACCGGCTGGATGCCTGGGCGATGGCGATCCAGTGGTTCCAGGAACAGGCGGCGCAGGATCAGCGGCAGCGGCAGTCAGCGCGGCACAAGGAGCTGCTGGAGGCGCACTTTGCGGACTGGACTGGGCACGTGTTGATGACGCCGGATCGAGCGGCGATGGGGATGACACTGGAGCAGGCCAGGGCGGCGGATGCGGGAGCCGGGGGAGGAGGGAGCTGGATCTAGTTGCCACCGTTCAACAGTGTTTTATGATGCTGCGGATGACAGCTAACTAGCAATGCCAGCGGCATGTCCCGCCTGCAACTCCAGTCGCAGCCACACCACCAGCAGCAAATTGCTGCGCAATGGCACAAGGCGCCGCTGCCATCACTGCTACGACTGCAAGCACACCTGGACGAGCTATGACGGCCCCAGACCGCCGCACAAAGGCGGCAGCACCGCCAGGCGTGGTTATCGCATCTGCCCCGAGGAGGTGGAGGAGATGCTCGCCAACCGCACCCTCAGCCACGCCCAGATGGGCGCCAAGCTCAACCTGCACAAGGGCACGGTGCGCAACGTCCGCCTGGGTCACATCCTCGGCCACATGCACCCAGAACTGCCGCGGTGGCAGAAAGGTGAGCTGCCCACACGCACCTGTAACCGGTGCGAGCATTGGATCGGCGGCGCCTGCGACTACGGGTTCCCTGATCCCGTTGAAGAAGGCCCCGCCTTTGCTGCTGACTGTGATCTGTTTCAGCAGCGTTGAATGGGGCGCCCGGTGGCCGCTCCTCACGCGGTGACGGCCTTGCCCCTGCCGGGCCAGGGGTTACGCGATGACCCGAAAGACATCCCCGCCACCATAGCCAGTTGACTTCCATGACGTACAACCCGAGATGGCGCGTTGAAGATGAACGCCGCCTGGAGTGGCTGGACAAGCTGTACAGACTGGACGGAAGACAGCACAAGAGCCACCCGATGCACGCGACCTACACGGGGCTGGCGATGAAGTACGGGACGCTCCCCTGGGACGTGAATTAACGCCCCTGGCCGCGGTACGCCTTCTTGCGTGGCTTGGGCTTGCTGCCGCGGCCTAATCCTTGAGTGGTCTTGTGGTGGACGGGCTCCTTGCGTTGTACGGAGCCGGTGCCGACCTTGGTGCGTACAGTCACGTCAGTTCAGTGCTGAGAGTGCGTCGCGGAGATTGGCCTGCCTGAGTTGCTTCTCTTTCTCCTGTGCCAGGTGATGGCTGGTGACGAAGCAGCAGTTGGTGAACCCGTCTTCTGTCAGGCAGACCTTGATCAACTCGGGTTCAACGCAGTCGATGTGCAGGCTCATTTCTTTTTTATTTGAAGGGTGGATAGGCCGTTTGGTGCGCCGAGGACCTCTGTCCGGCCATTGGGGTAGACCTTTAGCCGGTACTTGAAGGGCGTTCCATGACCACCCCTGACCAGGCGGTTGGCCTGTTCCATTGGGTTAATTGTCAATGCGCTAAGTCCGCCGCCGTGCATCTTTGCTCTCTTGTCGTTGCCGTCCTTGCTACCAGGCGCGTAGCCGAAGTTGAAGTCCTCCTCAATCACAAATGAGCCATCTTTCTGAGGTGTTGCCCAAAACCTGCCAAGTGAGTTCCCGATCTCTTTATTGTCGGGGGCGAAGCTGTAGACCGGGATCATTCCCTTGGCAACGTTCCTTTTGTAAGAAGCGGCGGCGGCTGGAGCCATGTTCTGCTCAACCCACCTGATGTGTTCGGGTAAATCTCTGCGGCGCTCCTTGATGCTGCCAAGGATCCTCTGGCCCTGCTCTTGACTGACGGCTAATCCTTTGGAGCCGATGCCCGACACGTAGCGGATGAAGAGATTAACGGGGAGGTCGTATTGATTTGCGACTTGCGGGTTCTTCGTATAGAACCGCCGAACCAGTTCAATGTCGTTGGCGTTGCCACCAAGGAACCCCATGATGGACGCGCCGGCCTTGTTGATGGCGTCAAGTCCGTTCTGGAAAGAACCCTTTTCTGCGAACTGGCCAGGCCTTCCCGCCCAGGGGCCGGCAGCTTCGCCCATGTCCTGCTCCAGCTTGTCGGTGCTGACAGCTGGAGCGGCGTTGAAGTTGGGCAGCTCCGACTCTTCTTGGTCGATGAAGCGAAGCATGGTTCAGTCGGGGGTAAGGGTCATCAGGCGCTCCAGCTCGGCGGCGCTGGGCAGGGCGGCCTGGATGTCAGCCAGAGGCGTAGCTGCATCCAGCGTTGCGGTGATGTTGTTGTCTTTGAGGAACTTCAATGCAAGGTTGATGCCATCGCGGATTTCACGCGGGTCTCCCGAGTTGAGCATGTCCTTGATTTTGCTACCTACAAGGCCATGCAATGTGGCGAGGAGGTCTTCCGAAGCACGTGCCACAGGGCTACTCTTCTAACAGCTACATCCATTAAAGCCATGAAGAAAGGATCCGGTAAGGGCGGAAAAGGTGGCGGCAAGAAGGGTTGCTGATAGATGTACAGCCGTCCGTCAACAAGCACTGTCAATGCGCTTGAGCGCATCTCACTCCCCAATGCGCCTAGCATCATTGGGGATTCACGTGTCACGCGCAGTGCAGATGGAGCTGTTGTTGATCGGAGGAACCCAGGGCAGCTTCTGAAGAATGCTGAGGCACGCACCAATGAAGTCACCAGCTTCATCAGCGGCCTCACCAAGATCGCCAAGCCGCTTGTTGATGACGCATTGCTCAAGCAAGCCAATAGACAAGTTGGCGAGTTGCTTGCAACGCAGGATCCTGTTCAGCTGATCCGTTCATCGGATCCCGAGCAGCGATCCATGGTTCGGGCGTTGAGCCCCCAGGCCCGCGACATCCTGAACGACAAGGCCGCCGGGGCCTCCTCCCGTTACTACCTGGAGGTGCTGCAGGCGGAGCGCACCAAGCGGGCGGCGGTCCTCCAGTCACCCACCGCCACACCAGAGCAGAAGGCGCAGGCTGAAACGGAAGCCAAAGGCGTGGCCCTGGAGCAATCCGGCCTGTCGTCTGTTGAGCCCAGCTATCTCGTCAAGTACGCCGATGGCGTGATGCAGGGCGAGGCCCAGCTGCGGGGTCTCGACTACAAGGCCACCTACAAGGCGCAGGACGAGAACGAGAAGGCCCAGTACCGCAACGGGCTTCGCTCTGAAATCCTCACCCTCCGCGGCCAGCGCATGGCTGTCATCACCCGCCAGGGTGACATGGGTGCCTGGGGGGCTTCGATCAAGAAGGCGATGCAGGATGGCATCGTCGGTGACAGTGCTCGCTACACCCCGGCCGAGCAGGCGCAGTTGTGGGGTGAGGCGATTCAAGAAGAGATCGCCCGGCTCACCAGCTCCGATCAGTGGGATGACGCCATCACCACGATCGAGACGTTGCGTGGTCTGGCCGCGGCCGGCATCAATACACCTGCTGGCATCGACTTCTTCGACCAGAAGCTGCAGAGCGGTGTGTCGTTGCGCTACCTCCTCGACTCCATGGGAGACAGCCTGGAGAAAGGGTTTCGGCAGTTCCAGCAGCGCCAGGTACTGGAGGACAACAAGGACACGATTCGCCAGGCGTTGCTCGGTGATCCGAATGCTGAGGTAGCTGCACAGCAGGCACTGGCCAACCCGAACCTGACGGCCGAGCAGATGCTGACGCTTGGCCAGACAGTCAACCAGGCCACGGCGATCGGCTCGCGCCCTACGCAGCAGCAGCAGCTGGCTGAGGCTGAGCTTCGTTACCGCATTGCTCAGGGCGGCTTTGACCCGGAGAAGATGTGGCAGGAGGTCAAGACTGCTGGCCTCAAGCCCAGTCAGGTGCTTGGCCTGGCCGGTCAGATCACATCGGGTTCGGAGGACAGCACCCGCCTGGTGGCCGGCGCCCGGCAGTACCTGGCGCAAGAGACCATCGCGGCTGGTTCCTACATCGCGGAAGTCAACGGCACGACGGATCCTGAGACAACGCAGACGATCACCCGGGATCTGCAGAACGCTGCAAGCCGGGCCACCGAGCAGCGCATTCAAGAGCTGCAGGCTGCCGGCCAATCAGTCAACGCTGATCAGGCCCGTGATCTGTTCCGCAACGAGCTTGAGGCGATCCGCAACACCCGCCTGAAAGAGGCCAAGGCCGGCGCATCGGCTTACAAGGACACGCCCGATCGCCGGGTAGCGCAAGAGCTGGCCGAGTTCCAGCAGAACGTGCGAAGCACCAGAGGCAATGTGCAGGTCTCGTCGTTCCCCAAGGCAGTGCGAGAGGGGTTCCAGGCGGCGTTCCCCGGCCGGCCCATGACAGTGCCGGCGCTGGAGAAGTACCTGATGAACCGGATGAACCAGATCAAAACGCCAGACGGCAAGCCGGTCTATGGGAACCCGCAGCAGATCTTGCAACGCACGATCAAGGAGGCCCGTGGCGTTGACACCGGCAACCCGGCCTCCCGGTACGGCGACCAGATGGGTGGTCTGCTGCAGAGCAATCCGTTGATCCGGCTGTTGCGCAGTGCCCAGGAGGCCATCACACCCAAGGCGCCGGCCGCCACGAAGGCCCCGACATCGACGCCGCGGCCAGTGCGTAACGCCGAGCAGGCCAAGCCGCAGCAGCAGGCCAGCGCTCAGCCGAACATCATGCAGTCGGCGATGAGCCTGGCGCTGCGGAGCATCGGCAACGCCATCACGCCGCCGGCTGCAGCAGGCACGCTCGACAGC